TTGTTATATTAGTGCCAATCACCAGATCCCAGATGTCCACTGTGTGTTCTGTAATAATATTGATACCGTCGGTTTGCCAGTTGGCATGCGGTTTTATACGATATACAATAATTAAGTCTTGTCCGCCTGGAGCAAGACCAGGATAGCGTACTGTGTCGTTGTTTTGTATGCCTGGCGGTATGTTGATTTCTGCATTGGTGATTGTACCATTTACTTGCATACTTACTGTGCGAGATCCGCCTGTTGCTACATCTTCTAGGGAAATCCACAATTCCATTCGAGGCGCACTTCTGCGTTGTCCGCGTAGATCCGCACCAAAAATATTAAAGATAGCATCAAAATCAAAACCAGGACTGGAATGAAATTGTGTGTTGGCATTGCCGCCACGATCGTACATGCTGCGTTTGGCATCGTCGCTTAGAGTAGCATAGGCTTCTTGTATTTCTTGAAACTGTGCAGTATCGCCGCCTTTGTCGGGATGATGCTGACTGGCCAATCGACGATATGCCAGTTTGATTTGGTCAGGGGTCGCAGTGCGATCTACGCCTAGGGTTTTGTAATAATCTTTCACAATGTAATTATAACACGACTAGACAGTGTAGTCAATAAATATTAATATGCACACATTTAATATTGGTAAAATATCTTTTGGTCCCGGACAAACTTTGACTCTAATAGCAGGACCATGTCAAATCGAAAGTCAAGGTCATGCACATGACATGACCGGTTGTATTTTGGAAATAACACAAGATCTTGGCATTCCGTTTATTTACAAAAGCAGTTTTGATAAGGCAAATCGCAGCAGTGTTGCTACTCAACGCGGCATCGGAATGGCTGCAGGACTGCAAATATTAAACAGCGTCAAGCATCAGTTTGGTGTACCTGTGCTGACTGACATACACGAAAGTTATCAAGCCCAAGAATGTGCTGATGCCGGTATTGATATCTTACAAATACCAGCATTTCTTTGTCGTCAAACAGATTTGCTGTTGGCAGCAGGCGCCACTGGTCTAGCTGTCAATGTCAAGAAAGGACAATTTTTAGCACCGCAAGATATGAAAAATGTTGCTGAAAAGATTGCGTCCACCGGCAATCGACGAATCATGTTGTGCGAAAGAGGATATACTCATGGATATAATAATCTTGTTGTTGATATGCGCGGTTTACCCATTATGGCAAGCACCGGATATCCAGTGGTGTTTGATGCCACACATAGCGTCCAGCAACCTGGAGCACTTGGGGCAAGTTCAGGCGGAGACCGAAGGATGGTTCCATATCTGGCCTGGGCGGCCGTAGCCACAGGGTCAGTCAGCACAGTGTTTATTGAAACACACCAAGCACCTGATTCAGCACCCAGCGACGGACCCAATATGATTGCCATTGATCAACTGCGTCAGTTGTTAACGCAATTGAAATCCTTACATGAGTGTGTTGGAAAGTTTGAGTTAGATGCCAGCGGCGCTTTGTAAGCTACGAATATCAGGTTCGCGTTCGTAGATTTGTTTAGGATCGATTCCAGCTGCCGAACGCATTTCATTTAGGTCACCCTCAAATTCTTTGCGATACTGCTTTGGACTCAACGGTACTTGACGATCAAATTCTTCTGCGCTAAATGGTGTTTCTTTGTCTTTGTAGACCATGAGCCATTTATCAGGTTCGTATTCAGTCAAACTGGCAAGATCTTCCACAGCCACAGCCAAGTGACGTCCAGCTGAACTTCTGCGACTCATTTCAATATAAACTAAAAAACGTCCAGGTGTAATTTCGCCTGGGCTTAGATCTGCGTCTAGTACCCAGTCATAACCTTTTTCAAACCAGTTGGCTAGATCTTGTGCAGCAGATTTATTGCGTACAAAAAAGCTGACAACAATAACGTCATCGTCGTCGCCCATCTTGCTACTGAACTCGTCGACATGAATGGTAGGTTTAAGAATACCTACCAGGTCCTTGTACTCAAAACCTTCACATAGGTGCTGGCGGTGGTACGGCACCTGGTGCTCCGAGTGGTTGTTGTTGTGGCTGCTGTTGCTGTTGTTGCTGTTGTGGCTGGTCATCTTGTTTGAATTCCTGTTTATCCAGATCCTGCTCGTATGCCTGATCCAATTCTTCTAAATCAATATCTTGATCTTCCATCTCAATAGAACCAGTTCGTATATCGCTCATTAGGTTCTTGGGCATAACAATTTCAACTAACCATACAGGGCGTTCGATCAGGCGTGCCTTGCGTGTGCCAGGAATATAGTCGTCAGGTTCTTCAATTTTAACCGGTATTTCAATACTGGTTTTTTTAAATCTGACTTTGCAATCGAATGGCAATAAACGGCGTGCGCCACGCGGATCGGGCATGAGCTTTTCGGGCCACATAAAAATGCAGCCTACTCGATATTTGCCAATGTCAGGGCCGCTGACCAGTTCGCCCAGACTCCAGTTTTTAAATGCATACAAATCCAGGTCGTCAAGTACTCGCTCAAAGTCCAACAGCGTCAGCAAACTTCCTTCTGACATGTACAGATCTTTGATGTTTTCGGCCACTAACCAGTAGTCTTCGTGATTTTTAAAAATGTCTGAATCGAGAGTTTTGTTGTTTGCCATAGTAATGTTATTTATAACAAACATCAAGCATACAAGTTTTTGAATTTTGCCCGCCTAGAGAAATACTTATGGCAATTTTTCATCAATAACACAGCACACTAAACTTAGTGAAGTACAGTCGTAAGTACATGTAAGGTAGCGAGAAAACTATGTTCAACAAGGGAGAAACGGATTTGAGCAGAGCACGCGGAGTCAAGGCGCAACGCCAGAAGCAACAGCATTACGAAGTAGAAAACACCATCAATTTTAATCAATCGGAAAAAAGAACCCGTCAAAAATCAATAGAGATTGTACCAAAAAGTCGAGCACAAGAACGCTTGGTACTAAGCCTATTTGATCCCGAAACACACATTACCATAGCAGTGGGACCGGCCGGTACAGGTAAAACTTACTTGGCTGTGCAAGCTGCTATCCGAGCATTACGCACTGGAGAAGTTGATAAAATAGTACTGACTCGCCCAGCAGTTGGGGTCGATGATGAAAAACATGGATTTTTACCAGGCGACCTAAATCAAAAAATGGAGCCTTGGACTAGACCTTTACTGGATGTATTACATGAATACTATTCGCCGAAAGATGTTGCAACAATGCTCGCAGATCAGATTATTGAAATATCACCCTTGGCATTCATGCGGGGTCGTACCTTTAAGGCTGCCTATATCATCGCCGATGAAATGCAGAATGCTACTCCCAGCCAAATGAAAATGCTGCTGACACGCATAGGGGTTGGCAGCAGAATAGTGGTCACAGGAGACGTTGAGCAAGCAGATCGAACCACCGTCAATAACGGTCTAATCGACATTGCTGCCAGACTAGAACGAACTCCAAGTCGTGGCCTACAAGTATGTAGACTGGGTGTAAAGGATGTTCAACGCCACCCGATTATCAACACAGTTCTGGAGATATACTCCGACTAGGCTGTAACGATCTCGTAGATTTCCTTCCAGTTTTTAACTCTGGGAATCTCGGGATCGACATAGTCCATGTTGTGACCGTGTTCCATAAGTAAGCTCTTAAGTCCTAAGCTAGTACCAACTTGAGCATTAATAATCTTATCTTCGACCCAGTAACATCCGGTGTCTCGATAAGGCTCTAATGCTTCATGCTTGTCAGCGCCGGTGTCCAAGAACACAAACTTTTCAAATGCTGTTTTCCCAAACAATTTTTGCAAGTTCATCTTACGCAGTTCGCATGCATTGGTATCTTTACTCAAACTTGTAATAGCGTGGAATACATAACCGTGTTCTTCATGCAAGCGTTTGACATAGTACATGGCATCACGTAAGGGAGGCAAGAAGCCAATGTGTGCAGATTCATTAAAAATCTTAATTAGACGACGACCTTGCTCATTGGTAATGTCGTAACGTGCACCAATATTGTACTTGAGTGCACCACCTTCGACTCGGGCGAAGCCGTGTTGCTGCATGTAAACATCAAAGGCGTATTCCCAGTCAAGGATTACGCCGTCGCAATCAACTAAGAGTAACTTCTGGTTCAGGTTCTGCTGATTTAAATTCAATTCCGTTTTCCTTGGCTAACCTATCAAATGTGGCAGCATAGTGTTGATAATAAAATGACACAATCCGATCCCATTCCTTAGGGACAGTAGTACCATTCATACTACATTGTAGCACAGTTTGAGTCTTAAAGTCAAGAACAACCGCAGCAGTTTGACGGTCTCGTGTTTTTAAATTTTTGCTAACGGACACAACTTCGTCCATTTGTCCGTTGGGTTTTTTGTAATAGCTGATTAAAAAGTATCTCATATTTTATCTCAATTGTCCTAATTCAATTAAACAAGCTGCCAGATTAATTTCTTGATCAGTGACCAAGGGAACATTAGCAATAGCATTGCGAATAATAACAATGGCTTGGTCTTGTTTCTCTGGTTCCTTGCTCCACAATTCTAAATTGTCGTACATCCATCTGTACATGGAATCCATGTCTTCCGCACCTGCTTGGCTACAAATGGCCTTACGAGCATCCTGTACACGACCTTGCTTGAACAGGTCAACTGCTTGCAGTTTCCAATCTTGTGTAGATTGCCCTGAGCCGGTAGGCTTAACTAAGATTCCAGTAATGCTGTTTTCTTGCAACAAGTTCATGCACTTACGCAGATCAGGATAAGTGGCTTTAACAAACAAATCCAGTGTGTCGAGATCAAACTCCACACCTTCTGTGACCAATACTGTAGCAGCACGAGCAGTAAACTCTGTGACATCTGGCTTGTCGATATGTACGTTTGTGCAACGACTATGAATAGCCGGGAGGATTTTGTTTGGATAATTGCAAGTTAGAATAAAGCGTACTGACTCACTGTAGTCTTCCATTAAGGCTCTAAGTGCCGGCTGCACTGAGTTGGGATTCATATAGTCAGCTTCGTCGATTAACACAACCTTAAAGTCACCATATGGCATGGTTTGACAAAAGCTGATCAGCTTGTCCATCCACTCGATCTTACGTGCTTCCTTTGAACCGTTGGCATCCATAATGTCAAACTCATCAACACCTAGTTCATTGATAAGAACTCTTGCCAGTGTAGTTTTGCCTGTTCCAGGACTGCCGCTCAACAGCAGTTGCGGAATGCTACCGTTTTTAATCCAGTATTCTACTTGTGCCTTTAGATTTTCATCAGAGAAGGCATACTCAGCGACCGTTTTAGGTCTGTACTTGTCTTTCCATAGCTGTTTCATTGATTACCTTTGATAACATTGTGTATGCATTATAACATACACAATGTTGGTGTGCAAGATGAATGTTATCGTTTTTGTGCAGTGACTTGGACAGCATCCGACATGGTGTCGTCGCTGGGCTGTTCGTCTGATATTAATAAGATGTCTTTGGGATCGACCTTGCGGATGGTAATAACTGTACCTTCTGCGTCTTCGATTTCAACACCACGTGTCCATCGTCCGTGTGCCACACAGATCCAGTCACCTACTGAGTAATCTTTTTGGTCTGGGCCAATGGCATAGATTCGCCCCCAGCGTGGTCGAATACCCGCAGTGGTACCATTGTCATTTAACAGTATAAGGCCACTGTTTAGTTTACGCTCTTTAAATACCATGTCGGTCACTAATACTGTGTCCTTTAAGGGACGGAGACTCTGTACTTTGTGTGGTGCGTATGCTGCTTTAGTCATTGTTATCCTTAGATTTTCTTGAAGCCAGTAGTTCTACCGGTCGGAGTTAAAGGTTCTTGCGTTACAGATCTAGCACGAGCAATTGCTCCAGCTAGTCCTCCCGGTGCCTCAGCAACTACAGGTGCAGGTGCAGGTGCAGGTGCAGGTTGTTGAACCGGTGGTTGTTGAACTTCGTTACGTTGACGACTTGAAAACACCGGCGAATCTTGTACGTTTCCCACTTGTTTTTTGTACTGTCTTGCTACTTGTTGGTTGCGTGTATCAATCGGGCGATTTTGACTATCAATAAGATCACCGCGAGCATTAACCGGCATGTTACCTACAGCACGAACGTTTTCGTTTTGTATTTGCAAAGCGCCTAGGTCGACTAATCTTCCTTGTGCAGTTCGATATTGTTTTTGTGTCATTTTGAATCCTTTATAATAGTAGTATTTAACGCAGAAATTCTCGAGGATCTAAATCATAGTATATGCTGTCCACACGATGCACTCCTAAAAGATACAACACATAACTGGCCACACTAGATCCTCTGCCAACTCCCCAAATTAATCGATTCTGGGTCATGACATCTACTAGATATTTAAGATAGCGTAGCAAGTTAAACAAATTTCTTTCTTGATACAGCAGTAATTCTTCACCTACTCGCTGTAGTTCTGCATCTGTTTTACACAAGTCCAGTACCAGTTTGGCAATGTCCAATTGCTTGTACTCGTCGGGCATGAACCATTCGGACTGATTTCTGTGATCCCATTCTTCGACACTCATCTTATCTTTTGCAACTTCGTTATAAGCGAGGAAAGTTGGTACATTATCTAATACCAATGCAGCAGTTTCTAAATCTAGTTTTGGATGCACAATCATGCTCATGCTAGCAACGTCATGCCCAGACATAACAAAATTAAAAACATCTTGTTCGTCGAAGATCATCTCGCCAAATTTATTTGTCTTCATTCTTTTTAAATTCTGTAAAAACCAAAACGTTTCCGTCTTCGTTGGGTTTGCTATTATCGACCCAGTCTAATCCAAGATCGCGCCATTGATTTGTGGCAGCAATCACAAATACCTTTTCTGGATTACGCTTAGTCGGCATTTCACAATGCGGTTCGGTGGAATTCCACCAGCCTGGCTGGTCAAATGGCGCAACAGATTCTGTATTTTCATGTTCGTATATTACGCCATCACCTGCGGTGCCAGATAACATAACGCCACGCACCAACATGTGTCCTTCCATCACAGCTGATATCTTAGAGTATAGCATCATACCTAAGATCTGGTCAACTGGTTCTTCGGGCATGACGATCACTTTGATACCAGCTGCTTTGAGTTTTTTGATTTGATCAACCTCTGTATGATTAACAAATACTGTATCAATTAGATATTCTTCAACCATGTACTTGAGTCGATCTAATGCTGTGTTAGTATTGGCAGGATCCATTCCTGCTGTGATTAGTTTAAAAGTAACATCGTAGTTACTCATTATCAATTTGTCATTCCACCATACGGCAGCAATGAACTGTGTGGTATAACCAATTTTTACATTCATGATATGTCTATTTTATCCGAAAAGTCTGGATTGTTTTTGTTTTGATTGTCGTGTATGACCTGCATCTTTTGTTGATACTTGTTGCGAAAAGTTTCGATTGCCATACGAATTTGATGGGACAATTGGCCATTGCCGGAACGTTGTGCAAAACTGAGTTTTTTGCTGAGTTCCGAAATCTTACCTTGCAATTCATCTATGGTAAGATTGTCGATATCTGTAATGAGAGGATGTTCCATAATGTAAAAAGCCCTTTAACACATGTTAGCATTAAAGGGCCGTTGATGTCAAGTATTTTGATTAAGCAAAAGCAGCACCGTTGTTGCCAATGCAGAACCATTTGGCATTGATGTACATTAAGGTACAGGCCTGGCCAACTGCGGTGAATGTGATTGTACCTGCGCCGCCCCAACCTGGATTGGTCACAGTGATTACCATGTCACCACCATCACCGTACATGGCAAGAACTTTGACTTGTCCTGTGTAACCGGCTGCTAGTGTAGCTGTTTCTGGTGCAGCAGTGGTAAAGTAGCTGGTGGTCTTGGTCAAACTGGCCGCTGCACTGGCTGCGAGATCTTCACTGCTGGGCAAGTAAATAGGATCTCTATTGCGATTTAGGTCAAATACACTGATAGTGGCACCAGCATCAACAGTTTCAAATTCAAACTCGTATGTGCCTGTTTGATTGAAAGTGATTATGTTGCTGGCATATCCTTGAATATTTGCTGTACCAATTGTGACCGCTGCCGGCAATGTTAGGGTATGTGCAGTGCTGGCAACAGTGATTCTCACACGGCAGCAACCTAGTGTTCCAGCTGTGGGGAAGTTGCTAAAACTTAGTATAATAGAGCCAGTTGTGGTTAGTGTATAATAAGGACCTGCTGCGTAATCGACAACTTGAGTACCAGTTACAGATCCCAAGGCAACTACAGTTGCACTCATATCTTGTAATTGAGCATTGCTTAGTAAGCTGCCGCCCATGTCGTTATTGAGTGTGGTACCAGTCAATGATGATTTCAAAACTGCTTTGTTTTGCAGGTCTGTGATTTCAGATGCAGCATATTCAAAGTTGGTCTTTGTATTAGTGAAGTTGTCCCGGAAGCCCTGACTGTTGTTGTCTTGGCCTGCAACTGGATAAGCTCCATTTATGTTGTTTGGGTTAATAGCTGACGTCATTTTTAATCCTAAAGTGTTTGTACTATTTAGCAGCTTCTAAGTTATCTATTTAAGAAATTAGTACCCGCCAATTAAACTAGCACGTTTCCAAGTGTCTGTAGCTGTGCATACGTAAATGTAATTGCTGTCCCAACAAATTTGACCAGTTGTACCTGTTGCATTGGATGCCTTGGTTTGCGGTAAAGAACTAAGAGTATCACCCACTGATACATTTCCTGTTACACTTAAATTTACTAGATTTCCTACCGACGTAATATAAGGCTGTGCTGCTGTTGTTAATGTAGCAGCTACATTGGTGAAATTACCATTTACTGCATTGACAGAATTAACAATATTGGCATTACCACCTGTTAGATTACCAGTGGCTTGAATGGTTAATGCCTTCATAAAATCAGTTGAAATCACATTACCGCCAGTGACATTACCTGTGGCATTAACATTAGCACCGGTGACGTTGCCACTTGATGTTATTGAAGTCAATGATCCTAAGCTGGTGATATTGGGCTGTGCTGCTGTTGTGACCGTACCTGCTGTTGTTGCATAACTGGCATTGGCCACTGTACCAGTGACGTTGGCCCCTGTCAAGCTGGTTAAACCACTGGCATTTCCTAGTATATACACACCAGTAATGTTGCCACTTGATGTTATTGAAGTCAATGTACCCACACTGGTGATATTGGGCTGTGCTGCTGTTGTGACTGTACCTGCTGTTGTAGCAGAGGTAGCATTGGCCACTGTACCAGTAACATTGGCCCCTGTTAAAGCACTTAGTCCTGCGCCAGCACCAGAGACATTGCCGCCGGTGATGTTACCGGTCACATTTAAACTACCTAAAGTTCCTACTGACGTAATGTTAGGCTGTGCGGCTGTTATTAAATTTCCAGTGATATTGCCAGTGGCAGTGATATCAGTTGAATTTATAGCTACAATATTAGCAGTCCCTGTTACAATTACTGTGTCTATTGCAGAATCGTATCTAAAACTGCTTTCTGCACCAGCACTACCTGCATTGTTGTATATTACCCAGGTATTAGAGCCCGGGACAACTAAGTTTCCAGATATGTTACCAACGAATGTGCCTTGAATTGTTCCCGCTGTAAGATCGCCAGCTACAGTCATATTTTGTGCTACTGCAACATTACCTGCAGAAATATTACCTGTATAATTGGGCAAATAAGCAGCTACGTTACTATTGCCGTAGGATGAAATGACACCTGTTAATTGAGAACCATTTCCAATAAAATAATTGCCAGATATATTTCCGCTGCTAGTTATATTACCAGTTGTTGTAATTCGTACAGAAGAGATATTTCCGGCTGTTATATTGGCTGCATTAACAAGTAAAGTATTAACAGAATTACTGATATTGGCATTGCCACCTACTAGGTTTCCAGTGGCTTGTATAGTAACAGCTCTTATTAACCCAGTTGACACAATGTTCCCAGGCTCAACGTTTCCTACAACAATTAAATTACCGTTGGTAGAGATGTTGGCTGTTACTGTTAAACTACTAAGAGTCCCTACTGATGTTATGTTAGGTTGAGCATTTGTGGTCACAGTTGCTGCCGAAGTTGCAAATTCTGCATTGGAAATATTACCAACCACAGTACCAATAATGTTGTTGGCAGTAACGTTTCCACTTACAGTTAAACTGGCCATTGACCCCGAACCGCTTACAGTTAAGCTGGTCAGTGTCCCTACAAGAGTGATATTAGGTTGAGAAGCAGTGGTAACTGTACCAGCTGTGCTGGAAAAAGCACTGACGTTGGAAAAGTTAGCATCTAGCTCGCTAAGTGGAATATTACCAGTTCTATTGGCAAAAGTATAGGGTACTGTCATTTATTATCCTAAAATGTTGACTCTGGGGAATACGAGATATTTATCGTATTGGTCTGTGTTGGTTACTGTGTCTGCAGGATTGATAAACACAGTGGCTCCGCCGTCAAATATAGTAGGAGTTCCTACATTGGGATTTATCCATTCTACTGTAACAGAATTATTGTTGGTCCAGACCACAGCCGCAGACGACGTGTTGAGCCATTGAATATCACTAGGAGTCAAGTCAAATGTGGTAGCAGCCGGTGGTGCTGGGATCCATTCTCCGCTGATGGTACTGTCGCTGTAGGGTTCCCATGCAAAGGTCATTCTGCGATCTATTTCATATCGATCTACTTTGAAATCCACTTGATTGAGTTGGGTACCAAACTGTTCGCGAATGTTGTAAACAACTCTGGCACCCTGTCCAGGATTAACGTATGCAATTACCCAAGCAGGTACAAATCCCAGCACACGGCCGTCGGCCTGTTGCGATGTCATCCAAGCTGGCAACAAGGGACTAATTTGCCCCACTGTGTCAATCACTTGATCACGCATGTTTATCAAACTGTTAGGATAAACAGTGGTTATTTCTGTGCTGTCTGGACCACCGATGGTAAATGGTAGTGCGACTGATTTGTCTACACTTACACCGCTATTGTTAACCAGATTGTCAATGACTCTACTGTAAACAACTTCGTATATAACTTGGCCTGCAGAGTTGCGAGCTTGTGCATATTCAACTGCACCCAAGGTCAGGTTCTTCCAGTAGTGGTTGATATCCAACGCAGCCACATATTCTTCTATGTTGACAGCATTGAGTCCAAACGCATGATTGTATATAACTGAAGTGGCTACTCCAAAATTAGTATCATCAGCACGATAAACATAGTTGTTGGGTATGATGTCTTGATTTTGAATTAACTGCAAGATCAAGTCTCGATCATTCTGTGGCGGCATGCACTTGATATACAGACCCTGATAAGGTTCATTAAATGCTCTGACCACAGTGACAGTAAAGGTACGGAATACTGAGATAACATCAGCATCAGTACCGGGAGCATAAGCATTTACAGTAAATGTAAATGTCATGTCAAACGTGGTTTCTTGTGTGATGTTGCGTGTGCGTATGTCTTTGTCAAAAGTGGTCTCGCCTTGATCCACTGCAAATGTATTGAAGCTTACTGTACCTGCAATGTCCCCGGTACTCAATAGTGTCAGCCCTTGAGGAAGTCGGCTGTTGGATCCCGACACAATCTGATATTGCAATTCTCTACCAATGGTATTAACAGCTTGCACAGACAAAGTGCTGATACTGCCGTTGTTGATTGTGCCCAGATCTGGCGCAGTTATCCAAGTCACTACAGTATCTAAATTGCCAATGTAAGTTATGCTGTAGTCGTAGGGCTCTGAAACAATAGTGGGCTGATCAGTTTTTCTCACTGTAATTTCAAAGTTGTAGGTGTTTTCAGTAGCACCTTGATTGGGAATATAACCGTATAGCCATCCGGTTGTGGAATTAAGTGTTAGTCCAGGCGGTGCTGTATTGATCAAGTACTGCATGGGATCACCATCAAAATCAATGGCATCAAATTTGATTGCATAAAAATTGTCGGTGCGTATGCGTCCCAAGCTGCCTGGTGGAGGAGCCAACAGCACAGGAGTGCGTGTAGGTACCACATCTGCTGTGATAAATGTGTTGTCGGCAGTAAAGTCCGTGGTGTCTGCACTCATTGAGTCTTTTGAGTACACGTAAATTTCAAATGATCTAACGTTGGAATCTTTACCATCGGTAATTTCCAAACTGAATTGATAATTTTTGCTGGCACTTCGAGTGACAAAATCAAAAGGATATTGATCAAAGTAGCTGGCATCATAACCAGGTGACGCTGTACCTGCTGGCCCAACCAAGGGGGCTATCACGCCTGAGATTAGACCAGTGCGAGGATTCAACACAAGTCCCGGGGGCAACGTGCCAGATACTATACGTATTTTAATAGTTTCGTTTGGATCAGTGTCGGTAAATTGTATCTGCACTGCTGCTTCTGATCCGTCGTAAAAGGTGCCAACATTACCAGCAGGAGTAATAAACTCTGGTATGTCTTGGCCAGTCACAGTGATAGTAAAAGTACGATCGTTGATACGATCCACTACAACCACACCATTTACTACTCGAGTTGTGTATGCACGTACAGCAAACTTGCTGGTGGTGTCCACAGATACTTCGGTGGGCACACCTTGTACTAAAGCAATATTTTGTGGCACACCTTCAATTATGCCTGTGGTGCTGACCTGTACGCCTGTGGGTAATTCGCCGGCAACTACACGGTAGTACACAGTTTCACCTGGACCAGCTTCTGCTTCCACAGCGACACTATAGAAAATTCCCTCGGGGATAGTACCCAAGCTGCCTGCTGCTGTGATCCACTGTGGTTGTGCCATTTAGAATGATGATCCTGAAATTCTATTCCAAATATTACTAGAGCCGTCGTAATCCTGATAGCAGTAATAAAAATATGCGGCATTGTAAGCATACATGCCGGCAACATCGCCTACAGTACCTATACTAGTTGAGGGCGGAGATGTTTGAACTCGGCTGTAAATTTCGGCAAAATTAGTGTTGCACTTAATATAGGCTGTGCGTAGAGGATCGCCTGTGCCGTCGTTGGGTGCAGATCCTACGTTGATAACTTCTAGTGCCATAGTATTCCTCGTTTCAAGTATTTATGGCAGTTTTTGATTAACTAAAGACCAAATCTTGAGCGATAAAAATTGAAGTTTTGCAGTTGTTCTTGCTGTGTTAATGTTCGATCATACATTAATAACGCAGCAATCTTACCTTGCATGTTGCGATTTTCGTAGCCACTGGTTCCAACATATAATTGTGTAGGCCCGGAGAAAGAGCCGTTGGTTGTTGCTCCGCCCATGACATTCCAACCTGCTACTGCTTGATCGCTTGCCTGTCCATTTACATAAAAAGTTGTTGGCGAACTGGCCCAGTCATCGCCATTTCCAGGGTTAGGTGCTTGCCAAGCGGCGTTATAAAATCTCATACTCTTGTCATCTGGAATGCCAAATAGGCCCACTATTCCGCTTACAGTAAAATCAGGTTGGAATACCACGGTAAAATCTTGATACACATTAGTTGTTGTGGTGTGGATACTGCCACCAAATGAGTTTGATCCACTACCGCCTGCATTGGTGGACCAGTTGAAATAACTGGTTTGTCCATCAGCCACATAAGATATAGCACTGTAGTCGTTGACAACAGTTCCTGTGTTGTTTGATACTGACAAGTCAGTTACGCTGGTACCACTACCCGGGTAACTGGCAGGGTTGCTGAAATCATAATGCAATACCAGGCCAGTGGTAACTATGCTCTCCGGTGCTGGTGTAACAGCTACTCCAGCTCCTACGGCGATTCCAGGTCCTATTGTTATGGCCATTTTTAACTTATCCTGGCGTAACCGTAGTTCACAGTTACAGTATTGCCACTGGTGTTGTTGATGCCAAAGTCAAATCTATTGGTAGTTGCACTGGGAGCAACACTGCTACGAACTATGGTGTTTGCTGTGCCTATAAACTGATTAGGTATGCTGGTAAAGTCAATGGGTGTTCCACCACCGTTGTAGACCCAAGCATACTGAGCACCCACGACAGGCACATTGGTGTTGGTAATAGTAGCTGTGGCATTCCAAGTCAAGATACCATTGGGGATATTGCAATCAACCCACAGGTAATAGGTGTTGTTGGGAGTCACTGTGAAACTCTGGGTGCTGTTGCCTGTAGGCACAGTCCAAGTGCTTTCAAATGTTGTAGCAACATTAGATAAGGTATTACCATTGCCAAAGAAATTAGCGGCTGTGACGTTGCCTGTGGTACTGACATTTCCAGCTGAAATATTCCCGGCACCAGTGATGTTACCAGCGGACATGGTAATGTCTCCACCTGACCCAGAAGTAACAATATTACCGCCTGTGATGTTACCAACAGCACTGACGTTGCCAGGAGCAGTTAAATTACCATTTGTGTTAAAGTTCCAAGTTCCGCCTGCGGTAACAACATAGCCGCCAGCACCGCCAACTCCCATACTAGAGCTTTCATCGGAGGTTATCAAGTTTACATAACTACCAGTACCGGCAAATATATCCAAGTTAGCGCCAAGAGGACGGAGTCGACTGCCACCAGGTAATGCCAGCGTACCAAAATTGTCAAATGTCCACTGTGCTGAGTTTCCTACACTATCGTTGGTATTGACAACAACATTGCCTGTGTTGGCCAGTAGTATATATTTGTTGTCATCGCCAATGTACTGATTGTAGTATGCGTTGTTGCCAGTGTCAAAATGTATGTGGGTGGGTTCGTCATAGATATTTCCACGCACTCGCAGGTATAAATCATTGGTTAAGGACACGGGATCCGGTGCAAGATATAATCCGCTGACTGTGTTGCTGGTGCCTGTGCCTATCACTGCCTCGTCACTGAATGTGACAGTGCCAAACGCTCGGTTACCGTCGGCATAGTTTATTGCGATAATATTACCAGGCAAGTTTAAGTTGCCGGCTGCATCAAATGTCCAGATATTTGTGTGACTATTGCCAGTCTTTATTACTACATTGCCAGACCCAATCTGATTAATACCACCGCCTAACCCTGATAGTATAATAGAATTGCCGCCGCTTGCCCCACAACCAGTGGCCGTTCCGCCTCTTAAAAATACATCAATTCCGGCGGCTGCCGAGTTTGTGCTAATAGTAGTGTCAGCAAATGTGATGTTGCCGGTGTTGGCGTTGGTGCTGATACCAGTTAACTGACTGCCGTTGCCGACGAAGTAGTTGCCAGAAATGTTGCCTGTGGCCGAAATCAATCCACCTGTCAATATGTTACCACCAGTGATGTTGCCAGAGGAAGGTTCAACAGTGGCATAGTTATTATACTTTATGACGCCATCGTAGAGCATTATGCTCATAGCACCGTTGGAGGCGATATCTTGTGTGACTGTGGGGGCTGGTAAGCCAGTTAATTGTGATCCACTACCAAAGAAGTAGCTGGCTGTAACATTGCCCGTGGTTGATACGGTAGTGTTGCTGTTATTAGTTAAAACTGCATTGCCATTTACTGCAAGAACATTACCATCACTCAGTGTAATAGGCACTGAGTTGAGGTAGATGGTGTTATTGCTGACCCACAAGTCATTCCATTGATACTGCTGATTGCCTAGATTTCCGCCCAAGTTGGCCTGAGGCAGTAAATCTCCTGGGAGGTGTGTAGTGCCATCTTCGTTAAATTCCCACTGTTTGAGAGAACCGTTGTAGACATTGATGTGTACTAACCCGTGCTCCATGTGCAACTCTGTTGCTAAATTGCTGATACTATCAAACGTTCGAAAATTCAAATAACCATCTACATTGCTGCTGATAAATTCATCGTTGGTTGAAATATCGCTGTACCACGAAGCACCAGTAGGAAAGTTGAGAGCACCATTGCTCATAATCCATATATTGCCACTGGAATTTATGTCAAGATAGTTACCAGACAGGGTGCCTGCGTAAGTGGGCAGATAAGCAGCCACGTTGGAATTGCCATACGATGATGCTATACCAGTAAGTTGCGATCCATTCCCGATAAAATAGCTACCGGCAACATTCCCTGAGGAAACAATGTTACCAGCAGCGACTCGACCACCTGTGACTAAGTTACCGCCTGCAACGTTGCCAGTGGCTGAGATGTTACCTGTAATGTTTAAGTTTCCACCTGCCAAGTTGCCTGTGTATGTGGGCAGATAAGCAGCCACATTGGAATTGCCATATGATACAACGCCAGTCAATAAAGAACCGTTACCAATAAAATACGTGCCCGATACGTTGCCAGAAATTGTAGCACGGCTGGCAAACAACTCGTTATCCACAGCATCAACCATGATGGTAGAATCATCGGCATAAACTGAACCCTGTAAATCGCCCACAAACACATTGCCAGTATAGCTGATATTGCCGGCTGTTAGATTTCCTGCAACAGTGACATTGCCATCAATTACCAAGCCGCCAACACCAAAATAGCCAGTGCGATATTTTAAGGTTGTAGAACCAAAATCATAAGTGTTGTTTAGTCTTGGCAACAAGCGGCTGTTGGTTTGTATAACACCTGTACCGTTGGGACTCAAAATCAAGTTACCGTTGGTATTGTTTACTTGAACCGTGTTGTTGGTAATAGTTATGTTGCTGCCCACAGGGCCAGCTAACCAGACGTTGTCAAAGTTGTCGTCGGTCTTGATAAAAGCGGTGCGTAGCGGATCGCCTTCGCCGTCGTTGACAGCGGCTCCGTAGTTGATTTGTTGTTGGGTGTTTCCGGTGTTGGCCATTCTACTGTGTCCTTGGGGTCACAGTATTTACCAAAAACTACAGTAGTTGATTAGCCAGGACTAAAACTGCTGCCGCAGCCGCAGGTTGTTGCTGCTTGTGGATTTTTGATACTGAACGCCGAACCGTATTGATCTTCACGGTAGTCGATTTCAGCGCCTTGAAGATAGCCACTGCTCATGCTGTCAATCAGCAAGTTTACACCTGAAAATTCCAAGTCAAAGTCGTCGTCGCTTTGTTCTTCGTCTAGGGTAAAGCCGTAGCTCATGCCTGAGCAACCGCCACCCTGTACAAATACTCGTAGTTTAAGTGCAGGATTATTTTCTTCTGCTATTACATCTCGTAATTTAGAAATAGCGTTTTCAGTTAAGGTTATCATAGTCTCTCGTTGCAAACGTCCCAGTTGATAATTTTCCAGATGTTATCTAGATAACGTTCTTTGTCACTTTGGTAATCCAGGGCCCAGGCATGTTCCCACCAGTCCACCAGCACACAGATGTCGGTGCGTACTTGATGATTGGGAATGGTTTTGATAGTGCCTGCAGTACTTAGATATACCCAGCCGCTGCCCTGGATGGCCATGGCTGCTTTTTTGAATTCTTCGCGGAAATCTTCGTATGTTTTAAAGTGTTCTTCGATCAAGGCCAGCACAGCACCTTTGGGGCGATTGGCTCCCTTTGGAGCTCGTAGTTGTGGGAAGAACTTGTTGTGCAAGAAACTGCCAGCTCGGTTAAAGTTGGCATTGCCTTCGTCGGCATTGTAGCGTTTGGCATAGCCTTTGGCCAGATGCTCATAGTGATAGTTGATGGTATCACGGCTCATTACCGGCTCTAGGGCTTTTTCTTCGTAAGGTAAAGGAGTGGTTTCCAGCTTGGCAGGGCGTGTGCTGGCTTCTACTAAATTGATATCTTCGCGGATGGATTGTAACATATAGATATTTATTTTCTTTTTATAATGCGTCCACGTGCAAGATCGTAAGGACTAAATTCTATGTCCACACGATCGCCTGTTAGTATTTTGATTTTATTTTGGCGCATACGGCCAGATATAATACCAATTACCACAGTCTCTTGCCCATCCAATTGCACTTTAAACATGGCGTTGGGCAGTAGATCTACCACAACGCCTTCTAATACGAATCCTTCTTCCTTGGCCATTAAATTTTAAAATCTATCCTTTTAAGTCGATCCCAGCGGAAACTGCGCCATGCACCTGCTTCAATATCCCAAACCTGGCAAGTGTCTGTATTGACCTTTTTGGGTTTGGCTTGTACTGCTACTTCGTTTTCCACCAACACTTCGGTCTTGTACTTAGCACCTAATTCGGTATTTAAGGTACATTTCATAACACGATCAGTACCATCTGCTTTGGTAAATTCTATCAGTACTTCTTCCTTGTACAACAGCTCTTTGAGCCCCCTGCGAAATTCTTCACGCTCGGGCTCGGCCAATTCGCAGTAGTAGTTGCCGGTCTTGTCTGCAAGCCTGCGCCAAATTTGTTCTTTTTCAAAGTTCATATTCACTCCATTTCAGTTTGAAGAACAAGAGATCTTGTTCGGATTTAAATAATATTGTTGTACGGGTGGGTCCATTGTTTGATAATTTATATCGATCTTCCGGGAACCCGTATACTTCAATTAAATCTGCCCAGACATGATTTAATCTTGTTGATCCAGAAATTGGCAAGAAAAGTGATATATGGTAAGGAAACTCTCCTATATCATCAATCACCTTCCAGGTCTGTTTGAATTTTTCTTTATCCACGGCGCATTTTACTGATGTCAATCGCTTCTTCTTTGCTGAAGACCGGAACACCATTGCTCTTGTGAAGCGTGGAAATTCCGACTACCGCAGATCCTGTATAGACCTTGTCCGGAACACGGGCAGCCGTACCCACGCCTGTGTTGAGACTTTTGATATGGTCTGTGCCGCGCGGGATTACAATTTTGGGCATCTTGCTGTTGGTAAAGGATTTTGAAAAAACAGGCTTTTTGGGTGCGTGTTTTTGCTTGAGCAGTTCCCAAGCTGCTGCCTGTTCGTCATGTTGACGCTTGTGTTCGGCACTGGCGAACTTGGGCTTTACACGGCGTTTGCCTGTGGTACTAAGCCAGGGACCTTCGAGATGCATACTCATAATAATGTCCAGTAATTACACACAATACATATTATAGCAGGTGTTGAATTACCGGTCAACCTTCTTTTTTTCGCAGTAAATCCCAGGCTCGTTGCTTTTCCATCAGCTGTTTTTCCAGCTCGCGATACTGCTCGCCCAAGTCTCTAAGTTGGTCCCATTCCTGTTCTAATTCCGGATTTGGTCGCAGCATACAAAGACGGTCTTGTATAAGTTTAAGTGTATCGTTCAAGCTAACTCCGTTCATGACAATATCAGCATGGGCGCCTTGGAGTTCCATTCGACCTGATGGTGGTACAGTTAAAGTAGTAGTGGACCAGTTTGACGCCGATATGCCAGAGGTTCCCAGAGTGCCGCCGCCGCCTCCTCCAACGTAGTACACCTGATTTGGTGGATATCCTAATCTGCCATTAGGCACTGTTACATTATTGCGTGGTATGTTTGTTGACATCGGATTTTGTTAAGGTAAACGAACCGTCTTTGTTGTCGGTCCAGGTGATCAGATCACCCGGTTTCCATCCCATGGGTTCGCAAATTTCATCTCCTAGTTCGAGGATCAGATCACCGGGGTTTTCTGGATCCTCTACTACAGTTCTAGTAAATGTTTTGCCAGTCATTACTTGGCCGCAGCCATGGCTTCTTTTTCCGCTGTAATTTCTTTGCGGCGTTCTTTAACTGCTTTGCTAATATCTTGCAGGGCCTTGCGGGCACGGGCAGCAGCAGCTTTAACGCCTTTGCCTGTGAACTTTTCGTTTTCTGCTAGATATGTTTCAAATGCTGATTTTAGTGCTTCGTGGTTTTGTGACATTGTAGTCTCCTTGTATAGTATTTTATGCTGATTTAATGCAGATGTCAATTAATTTATGTCTATATG